TTGGGCTGGCAACGTCATTAAGTATGTCAGCCGCGCAGGTACAAAACTGTACCAAGGGCAAGACCCTGTTCAATCCGAAATCACCGATATCAACAAAGCCATCCGCTATTGCGAGATGCGTCTAAACCAGCTTGCAGGGAGAAACCCAAGTGATCAGTAATCATCTACCTACCGACTACCAAACATTCATCGCAACCAGCCGCTATGCGCGGTGGATTGAAGAGAAAGGTCGCAGAGAAACATGGGGTGAAACAGTGCAACGCTACACTGACTATCTCCACTCAAAAGACATCAACCTGACTGAACAGGACTGGGATGACATCGAGGGTGCTATCCTAGAACTAGATGTCATGCCTTCCATGCGCGCCTTGATGACCGCAGGTGCAGCAGCAGACCGTGATAACACTTGTATCTATAACTGTTCTTATGTTGCTGTTGATCACCCACGGGCTTTTGATGAAGCCATGTTCATCTTGTTGTGCGGAACAGGCGTGGGCTTCTCAGTAGAGCGTCAGGCGATCAGTCAGCTACCTGAGATATCTGCGTCACTAGCAGATAGTGATGACCTGATTGTAGTCCAAGACAGCAAGGAAGGCTGGGCTAAATCTCTACGCAAGCTGATCTCGCACCTATACACTGGAGACATCCCTAAGTGGGACTTGAGCAAGGTTCGCCCTGCTGGATCGAGGCTGAAGACATTTGGTGGCAGAGCCAGCGGTCCAGAGCCGCTAAACGATCTGTTTAAGTTTGTTGTGGCTAAGTTCAAAGGTGCTACCGGACGCCGACTAAACAGCATCGAGTGCCACGACATCATGTGTAAGATTGGTGAAGTGGTTGTCGTTGGTGGTGTACGCCGGTCAGCCATGATCTCACTGAGCAACCTCTCTGACACACGGATGGCACATGCCAAGTCGGGCAGTTGGTGGGAGAATGAGCCTCAGAGAGCCTTGGCTAACAACTCAGCCTGTTACACAGAGAAGCCAGACATGGAGACCTTCTTGCGTGAGTGGCTGGCTCTTGTGGAGTCCAAGTCTGGTGAGCGTGGCATCTTCAGCCGTGTAGCAGCCGAAGCCCATGTAGCTAAGAACGGAAGACGCGAGACAGGGTATGCTTGGGGGACTAACCCGTGCAGTGAGATCATCCTGAGAAATGCCCAGTTCTGCAACCTGACTGAAGTTGTTGTCAGGGAGACAGATGATCTTGAGAAGCTGAAACGTAAAGTCAGACTGGCAACCATCCTTGGCACCGCACAGTCAACCTTTACCCACATGCCTTACTTGCGTCCTATCTGGACTAAGAACACAGCATCTGAGCGTCTTCTTGGTGTGTCTTTAACAGGCATCATGGATCATCCTGTGCTTGGTAAGAATGTAGACAGTGCTAAGTGGCTTGCTGAGATGAAGCAGGTAGCTATCGACACCAATGCTGAGTATGCAGAGCGTCTTGGCATCGAGGTGTCTGCTGCCATCACCTGTGTCAAACCTTCTGGGACAGTCAGTCAGTTAGTTGACAGTGCTAGTGGTATCCATGCACGGCACTCTGACTATTACATCAGGACAGTCAGAGGCGACAACAAAGACCCTCTCACGCAGTTCCTAAAGGACGCAGGGATACCAGCCGAAGCTGATGTTATGAAGCCTGACGCTACTACAGTGTTCAGCTTTCCAACTAAGTCACCATCGAGCGCAGTCACCCGCAACGCCATGACTGCCATCCAGCAGCTTGAGTTGTGGAAGACCTACGCTGAACAATGGTGTGAGCATAAGCCATCTGTGACTATCACAGTTCGTGACCACGAATGGCTGCTGGTCGGCTCTTGGGTGTTTGATAACTTTGACCTGTGCAGCGGTATCAGCTTCTTGCCTCATTCAGACCATACATACGCACAAGCCCCTTATCAGGAGTGTACGGCTGCTGAGTATGCAGACATGAAGCAGAAGATGCCTACGTCAATCGACTGGTCAGCCCTGTCTCTCTATGAGAAGGAAGACCACACAAGCGGCAGTCAGACACTCGCTTGTACCTCTGGTGCATGTGAAATCGTGGATATTGCGTCATGAGTGTCCCAACCTTTGAAGAGATCAAACAAGCTCTGAAGATACCTGAGTTCAAGGAAGACAAGTGGGGTCGGCGTGTCTATGACCCGACTGACAACCTACCTCGATCTGTCTCTAAACCACTCGCAGGTGTTAAGTTCCGTTTACACTCAAAAGGAAAATGGGATGGCTGATGAAATCAAATGTGATGAGTGTGGGATGAACATTGCCTTTTACCATACGGGCGGTGTCTACACATGTGCTCCCTGTGAGCTAAAGAAACTAGGAATACGGCCTACCCATATTCCTTATAAGAAAAGACCTTACGAAAGGCGAAAGCCCAACTAAGGCAAAAAACACCGATACTAAAGGTTTTGTCCTTGGCGGTATCGGTGTTTTTTGTGGTTGCTTCTATTCACTCATCATGAGCATACAGCTTGTGCATTTACATGATGCTTTTATGTTCTCTGAGATCGTCACGGCTCTTTGACCAACCTGACGGGCGTATCTGGAGTCCAGTAGCTCTTTACTGGCAATACACATTTGCTGGGCGTTCAGAGCCGCTAGAGTGGCCTTAAACTTTAGGAGTGTCGGAGTACCCATGTTAAACGCAAGATCGACCAGTGATTCTTGTACCACTTTTGGGTAGCTAGGGAACTCTGGTATGGCCTTCAGTAGCTCACCGTGGACTATGTTTATGTCCTCATCGAGCATCTGCATGGCGGTCTCTTCGGAGATGCCTCGGTCATCTAAGTTGCGTCCCACACCTATCGTGAGCTTGTCACTGGTGCATCGGTAAGGCATCAGCTTCAGACCTTCATGCAGGATTAGCTGTTCACGCATCCGCTTCATGTCAATCATTTACCAACACCCTTCACTCGCTCTAGCGTTCTCATCGACCCCAGCCCAAGCATACCCATTAAAACAGGGAGCATGGTCGAAGTGTCTGCTTGCGGAATATCAATACCAAACCCAGCGCATAGTGGAGACACTAGGAAGTTCACCATGAATCCTAGAACACATACCCAAGCGGTAGCTGGTCGCCAAGACGACTGAAACCAGTTGCCCTTCGCGTCTTGCTTGTTGACCTCGATCTGAGCGAGTGCGATCTGCTGGGCATGTTTCTCAGACATCGTGGCGATTTCATGAGCGATCTTCTGTTTTGTATCTGCGTCTGGAATGAACTTATCTAGCAGCCCTGTGACGGGCGCAATCAGTGCCTCAAGCATCAGCCTTCTCCTTATTATCTTTGGCTTGTTGTTTGGTGGTTCTGTTGTGCATGTCCCACATCAACATCACTTCTTTCCTTCATGGTTAATCCAGACAGCAAACATGCCGCTAAAGCAGCCACAGATTGTGGACACGAAAGCCGTTTGTTGTGTGGTTGCTGTATCACCGAGCGACATAAACCAATTAGCGCAGTTCCACGCCATTAGGGTTGAAGCTGCCATCATGATCCTTGGGAGTATCTTGAGGTTAAGGAACTGTTCTGCTGTCATCATGTCAGTGTCCCCTTCTTCAGAGGAATACATTTGTATGACATAGCCTTAAAGTTAGGCATGTAGCGGTTTACGTCGCTTGCCATCTCCATCGCCCTAGCTACACAGGCTTTCTCTGTCAGGATTGGGTGACGTGTGTTCTCCATCTCGATGCAGTTCGATGTGTCTATGAGAGAGCATACAAGGACTAGCGTCTTAAACATTACTAGCCTCCAGTAAGATGTATACGAATAGACCAAGGGCAAAGACACCAAGCCCAAGACAAGCTGCCCAGTAGATAATTAACAGGATGTTGTCTTGGCGTTTCACAGCAAGACGTTTGGCTTCCGCTGCTGCTTCGGCTCTCTGCCGTCTGGATTCAGCGCAGAACTTGACGTAATCGGGGTACATATTAGCCCGACCGTAAAGCTGCATCATGCTTCTGAGTTCATCTTCTTTACGTTTGAGTTCGTCTAGTGCGAGGAACTCATCTAAGTCAGACTTCGAGCCGTCAAGGTTTGAGCCTTGCTTCTGGGCTTTCTTTTGAACCGCGTCTTTGTTTAGGGTGAAGTCTGAGATGGCCTTTCCTGCTTTGGCAAGGTCTGAACCATTCTCGACACATTTCTTGATGATTGCGAAGGCTGCATTAGCCGCCGCGAGTTCTGCTAACATAAGCGTCTCCTGAGTGACGCTCCCCTTATGTTAGAGTTTCATTAGTAAGGATGCAGCAAGGCCAACGATGACAACCGTTGACCCCATAATCATAGCTTCCAAACGCCATAGACGCTTGTCCAAGCCAGATAGTTTGTCTTCGACAGAAGCATACCGAATGGCACACTCCTTTTCATGCGCTTCTAGCTCGATGGCGACACGAAGCTCTGGGGTTAGAGACTGCTCTAGTTTCATTAGGGCTTAGTAGGCCAGACGACAGTATCGAGAGACTGATAGCTTGTTGTGATATCACGCAGTGCTTGCCGATACGCAGTGCGTTCTGCTGACATCGT